GCACAGCGGCCTGTAGCACCTGGGTCATCGATCCCAGGTACACCGACGAGTAGTCCGAGCCCTTGATGCGGTTCTTTACAAACTCATCTTCCAGGTGCGACTTAGCAGCCCGCATGAGGAGGTCGAATGCACCTGCCCCATCTACAGTGGCTTCGGTTAGGTCATTCAAGGACAACGGAGTACTCATTACCGGTCACCTGATCAGTCGATTGCTTTGGCAATGGCCTGGCGTTGAGCCAGATCACGCAGTTCAGCTGGGGTCAGCTGAGGCAGTACTTCAATGGCAAACTCACGGATCATCTTGCCCTTACGCACTTTGTTACCGCGGCCATCTTTGTCAGTGACGAAGATTTGGCATTTACGCTCAAGCAGCTGGTTGTAGATGATGCGTGGTACATGCCAGCCATCTTCGTTGTTGTAGGGCACGTACTTTTTGAAGGTACCCACTGCACTGTTACCTGTGGTGATGATTTCACCGTCCCACTCTTTTTTAGCAGGGTTCATGCAGGTCACACGAATTCGTTCCAGTTCACTGGCTTCTTTACGCTTGCGCAGACGCAGTTCGCTCTGGGTTTCGCCCTTCGGTGCACCAGCAGCTACTACCACTTCTTCTGCTTCTTCTTCGCTGTCGCCTTCAAGCTTGGCGTTGATTTTGTCACGCAGCTTTTCCAGCTTGATGGAGGGATGGAAGGAAATGCCCAACTGCTCGGCGCGTGCCTTGAGTGTGGTCAGTTCGTCTGGAATCTCGAGTACTTCTTCTTGTTCAAACTCTTGCATCGTGGATCACACCTTTATCGAAGTAGGAAAAAGGAACCCGACCTAAGCCGGGTTCCTGGGTTACCGCTTAGAGAGTGGCTGCGGTCTTGATCAGGGCGATGCGCTCAGGACGCAGAACCATGAAACCGTAGTACCACTTGATGCTCATGAAGCCGGTCTCACCGTACGGATCGTTACGGTCAGCGGTCTCTTCGCCTGGCTTCTTGTGGGTGATCTTGAACTTCACGGTCTTACCATCGGTTTGGAAACCGATAGTGGTGAAGGACGAGTCGCCTACCACGAGCATTGGGAACACGTCGAACTTCTCACCAGTTTCGTAGTGAGTAGACGAACCAATGGCATCAGCACCTGCACCCGCCCACTTCATCATTTCCGGCACCACGACGATGCGGAACTGATCGATCGAACCGACTTCACCGGTGAGGGTAGTACCGCCTGCGGCGTACTTCTCAACCGAGATAAAGGCTGGGTTGTTGTGGAGGTCTTTGAGGCCTTTCAGGTGAGGCAGCAGCTCGGAGCCGATGTACATGACACGGGCAGCGTTGATGGTATTAGTGTCCACCATGCGGGTGCCGGTGATCACTTTGGTGTGCTTCGGGGTGCGGTTGTTGTCGAGGTCGATCGACAGGCGCAGCAGGTCACCGTAGGAAACCATGTCGTCAGCACCAACTTCGCTGTTCAGCGTCGCGTTACCGGCGTACTTGATCACACCAGCGGCGTTGATCAGGTCGATCTGCAAGGCGTCTTCAGTGATCTCGTTGGCACCGGAGATCATCTCGCGGTTGATGTGCTGCCACAGATCCGCGTCGGTATCGAAGTCCATCGATTCCTGGGTGTACTCATCGAAGAAGCCGAACTTCTCGATGGTGCCTTCCAGCTCTTTACGCTTGAAGCCAACACGGTTAACACGACCGCCGCTTTCCGACAGGACTGGCATCTTGGCCGGGATAGAACCGATGTCTTTGCTGGAGCCGTACAGGTTACCGTTGACGCTCACAACACCGGCAGCATCGATGCCCTGGTCGTTGATGTTGGCATCGTCGAGCAGTGGCAGGTAGTGGTAACGCTTGATGGTCTTACCCATGTTCTTAGGCATGGAGGTCACGTCAGCCAACTGACTGAAATACTGTTCTTTGCGGGCTTCGATCAGAGCCTGCTTCTGGTAGTAGTGGGTTTGGAGCTGGTTGCCCATCGAGGATGGGGTAGTGCCCGGATCGTTATACTTAATGGTCATGGTATAGCCTCTTACTTACAGGAGTCGGGAATTAAAACTTTTGCTGAATTCCTCATCCGACAAAGACAGAGGATTGAAGTCCGCTGCTACTTTGTTGGTAGGCACAGCTTTAGTTGTACTGGCTGCCCGCTTCTTGGCCTGGCGAGTTGGATCTTCTGCTTTAGCCGGTGGGGTGATTACTTGCTTTGGTGCTGGCTGCTGTTGCCCCTGATTAAACAGATGGTTAAACGCACCCTTTGCATCCAGCGAGTCACCTACCTGGCGATAAGCTTCAATATCCGACACACTTCTCAAGCGTCCAAACATGCGCTCACGTTCCACTTCATTACTGATCAAGTCGTACACGCCACTTGAGATGTGGTCGTTAATAACTTTCAACAGCTGAGGCGATTCCGCGACTGCTTGTTTACTTGGGCCATCCCACTTAGTGCTCACTACGTTAATTGTTTGTGCGTAGGTCGGTGTGTCTTGAATACTTTCAAGTACCGAGTCCAGCTCCAATTCCCGATCGTCAACAGTGTAAGTTTTCGGCTTGTATCCGCTCTCCTTGTTAACGTCCATATCCAATGGGTCAATCCCACTGTCTTTAACCAGCTTACTGATTGCATCAGGATTCTTTTTATCCAAATCAATCAGGAAGCTCAACTTTTCTTCGCTGAGTAACCCATTATTCTCTAGAAGTTTCATCAACTTCAAATTGGGTTTAAGCGCGGCCATCTTCTTGTTGTAGTTCGCGCCCATTTGCATAAGCGCAACAATGTCGTCCGCCGACTTAACGTGCATATCTTTACCGTTCGCCTTGAACGGTGCAGTGATCTTTTTGTATTCCGCTTCGTAGTCGAACGCCTCAGCATCCGCCTTTTCTGGCTTTGCTTCTTCAGGCTCTTCGTCTTCTACTTCAGCAGCGGCAGCGACTTCAGGTTCTTCTTCTTCGTCAGCAGACTCACCTTCGTCTTCGGCTTCCGGCGTACCGCCTTCAGCCTCGACTGCGGGTTCGTCTACTTCCTCAACGTCAGGCTCTTCTACTGCTTCGGTAGTGGCTTCTTCCGTGGAGGTGTTGTTCTGGAGATGGGCTTCCAGGTCGAACTTCACCAATTCATCGTCAGGCAAATCCAGTAGGGATACAACGTCCTGTTCGTTATCCTGGTTCAATTCTTCGGACATTATTCAACGTCCTCCTGAATCAACTCTTCGCGGGTTTGTTCGTCGGCATCAATAGCCTTAACTGCTTGTGCTGCTTTCCACCGCACAGTGTTGAGGTACGAACTCAACGCACCAATGGCATCGATCTGTTTAACAACAGACTCTTGCTTGGCCGGAGTTTGCATACTCTCATCCGCTTTGAGGTGCACCAGGCGCACAGCTTCTTGTTCCAAGTAACCTTCAACAATAACTTTCTTGAAGTCACGGTTGAGCAGCAGTCGTTCAAGCGACGTACCAACGTCGACAATCTTCTGCGCTTGCTTAATGTTCAGTTCAATTTCTTCTACGGCGGTTGGGTTCATAACTTCTACCATTGCTGTTAACAGGTAATAGGGTGTGGTTCGGCAGGGACAGTAATATAAAACTTACTGCCCTGCACGACTTTTAGTTGCTGTTAGTTATTGAGTCTTATCAACCTGTCGCTCTTTGGCTGCAATATCCAAGAGTTTCAACTGTGCTTGACTGCGGGCTTGCTCACCAGACTTCTGAAGATCACGCTCTTGTTTAACGCCTGACTCTTGTTCCACAAAGTTGAGGTTCTTCAAGTCAGTGTCGCTGCGTAAGTTATTGGCTTTAGCTTCTTCAGTACCTGCCTTGTACCCCATAAACTGAGTTTCAGCGTCCTGCTTAGCAGTGTCTGATTGCAACTTAGCAATCTCAGCTTCCAACATCATCAGCTCAAGTTCAGCTTTGCGCTGAGCCAATGGATCAGGTTGCGGCTGGTACTCTTTAATCTGCTTAGCCAAGTCCGGCATCTTTCGCAGGCGGGCAATGTCAGCCAGGATAATCTGGCTCATTCTTGGGTCCATGTTGTTGCCCATGGTCTGCAGCATGTAGGCCAGCTCCTGTGCCTTGTTGTCGTCTTCTTCTGCAGTACTGATCGACAGCTTCAGGTCAAACTCACCGGCCAGGTCATCACGGCGCACCTTTACAAACTGGTCTTCAGTGATGCGAATAATCTCTTCTTCAGAGAGGAACTCAGCGTTCATGCTGATGACCTTGCGAGCAATCTTGATCATGCCTGCGCTCAGGCGACGGAGGATGCCCAGCTCACGCTTAGACGCTGCGTCCAAAGCACCACGAACACCTGCTGCCACATTGCCCAAAGAGGCACCTGATACACCCTGGCTAAACGCTTTCACACCAGTAAGCGACTCTGCTTCCATGTTCTGCATTTGCATCATGAACTGGGCAGAGTTTGGAATTTCAGGGAAGGTGTGCATGAACACCGCCTGGCGCGGATCGACGTTGGCGTTGAACTCGTAGTCCTGGCCCTTTTCAAACTTACGCTTGTTAGTCAGGTCCAGTGCGTCTTTACGCACACCGGTCTGCCCGTTGGCCGACTTACCCATAATGTCGATCATGCCGCGAGTCACTGCGCCCAGGACTTTCTGGTTGTCTTCTAACAAGGCACCGTCAGGTTCACCGTAGATCGATCGACGGACTGGCAAGTAGGGTACTGTAACGAAGGGCAACTTCTTATCTGGGAAGGGGTTCTCTTCCATGCGAATAAGCGTACTGCCTACCCAGGCAGCGACAATAGGCTGAAGCACACCAGTACCGTTAATATCCCAATATCCCCAATACTCGTAAACCACAAACTTTTTGCGTGCTCGATCATTGAAGTTGAAAGTCTTCGATCCGGTTGAGGCGGCATGGTCTGGTTCGCTGAGGATTGAGTTGGTGTCGACATTGATTGCCTCCAGGTTTTTGTATTTACCATCTTTCTCCAAGGCGGAGATTGACGACTCGAAACTGTAAATAACAAACCCGGCTTTATCGATGTCCCCTTTGCAGGTCGGATCGATGACAACATTACGGTAGTCACATACTTCAAAGGTCGGCTGGTTCTTTAACGTCTTAACCTGCTTCTCTTTCTTGTAGCCAATGATAGTGGCTTCTACCGGTTGACCATGTTGCACGGTCAAGTCATGGGCTTGCTGTAGTTCAGTGGATACTTCCTGGCTGTACTGCTCAGGGTTCTCCTGTTTCATTTGAGCCAGTTGTTGATGCAGTGGACCTAGTTCAGGATTAACGGTGAACTCCACATCAGGGACTTCAACTTCCACAGTCTCTTCTTCAACTTCCCAGCCCACCCGTACAATCACCGTGCCTTCATCCACTGCAGTACGCACGTACTCATCAATGAATGCCACCTTGTCCATTTTGTTGTTGAACTGGTGATTAAGCACTAGCTGGTTTTGTATAGCGGCTTCTTTGTCTTCCCACGTAGTAGGTGACACATTGAACAAGTCTTCCGTACTCAGGAAGGGCTCACTGAGTGCAGCATAGCGCCACTCCGCTTGTTTGCGGATCAGCTTGGGAACTATCTTGGAGTTCCCTTTAGGTGTGTTGACCTTGGCCTGACCTGTAACATTTAAGTTATCCAGCCAACCTTCTACTGCGGTCTTTTGTTCCTGGTGATCAACCGAAGCATCGGTTAGATCCTGCTTCAGTTCTAATACTGTAGGCTCCTTCTTCCAACTGGTGAGCTTCTTTACTTCCTGATTCAGCTCTTTAGGAGTCTCGGACATTAATTTAACTCGGGTCATGGTGAATGGCCCAATAGTAAACAATCCAAGTTAGGATTACACATCTCAATAAAGTTGGGTATTTTAAACCAGGGTGCGATAGTGGAGTTCGCTCCACGAATGTGAGGTGATCCCTGTCTCCGGGTCAGGCTACGGCAACCTGATATGTACTAATACGTCGAGATGACGCCACTGTACCGCAACAAAAAAGCCCCTTAATTGGGGCTTTTCTTATTCAGTAGGAAACACAGTTAGTACCCAATGCCCCTGAGAAACAGGAGGTGTACTGGTTCTTATTACCTGATGTATCCCTGGAGTTTCTATCGTATTCATCACGTAAGCCAGCGAACATGGATTCAAGTTTCCTGCAGTTTTTGATTGGGCTTACGGGGTAATTGGTGTTGCCGTAACTAATCAAATTATTCAGTTTTGTGGGGTCATGCCGCAGTCCTGCAATTGCTTGCAGCATTCGCTTTTTGCCATAGGCTGCAATAACAGGGTCTATATCCCCCTGGGCTATGCATTGCTCAGCCGTATTCCACTGGACAGCAAAAGCGTTATACCCCTCTTCTGTCATGTACGGTGCGGGGGTACTTGCACACCCACTCAATACAACCCCTGCTAACACACATACCCATACCTGTTTCATAGCGTTATCCCTACTTAAAAACAGGAGGATAGCGGAGGGACTGACACCAGGCCAGCCCTCCCCTGATTTATACCCAGCCGTTCCGCTCCATTCGACTGTTGCGCTCGCCCTGGTCTACCCGCAAGTTGGTCTGCTCCAGTCGGGCACACGCCGCTTCAAACTTCGCTGCGTAGTTGTTGCCTTCATGGAACTGCCCCTGCGAACCAGATACCCCAATGGGGTTCATGATCCGACTGGCCACATACAGCAGCAACGCTTCCAAGTGGCTATACGGCAAGCTCACTTCCACTTCATCCAGTGCAAAGTAACCCTGTTCCTTCAACAGAATGGGGTGGTTCTCACGGTACACCACGGTGACCCGCTCACCCTTGAGCTCAGCTGGCAACACCAAGGTGTTGTAGTTCGGCGTACGGCAGCTGGTCTGCAGTAGGTCGTATGAGTCACCCCCCTGGTTCAATCCAAGCTCATTACCCAGCTCGTCGTACACCCGCTCAATCTTCATCACCACGTTATCGAAGGGTGCAGCAAAGGTGTCCTGTAGGTACTTGGTTACCCCGACTGATTCACGATTGGCCACTGCATACTTCTTATCCAGCACATAGGTGGTTTGCCCAGGCTGCAGCAGGATGTCGATGCGCCCCTCTTTCAAGGGGAAGCGTTTGTGCAGCTCGGTCAGGCCCAGGTTCACTGAAGCTAGGACCCGCTCCCAGTTGGCTTCTGTGATACCGGTATCGCCTGATCCGCCCATACTCAGTTGGGACAGTTCGCCATAACTAAGCTGGTCGAAGATTTCTTGTAGCGTCATTCACTTGCCCTCAAACAATATAGGAAGCCATCCGGTCTCCGGGTTCATCATCAACGTCCAAGTCCCACATTCCATCATTACCAGAGGACGCTTTGAACGTACCCACTTCCGTAGGCTTCCACGGGTGGAGCGAGGACAACATGGAGATGGTATCAATGAAGTCGTCATGCTTGCTGCGAAACCCACTCAGGGCCACCAGGCTCAACTCATTCACTGCTTCTGCCAACTCGGGACTGAGCTTCTTCTCTACCGGGAAGAATATCTTACGGGCCTTGAACATCGGCACCATGGTCTGGAACCGCACCATCTTGTTGGTGTTAGGCCGGATACCTGGCTTGGTGTCATTGCCCTCACTGGCCAGCGGGAAGTAGATGTTACGCTCCAACATCTGATCCATAATCCAGCTGATAAAGCCCCCCTGCTGCCCGGTCACCTCGATCCCCACCTGCTGGGGCCGGTACATCTGAGCCAGCCTGAACAGATCATCAATGTTCTTGTTCATCAACTGACGCTTACACACCCCATCCACCCACAGCCAATCACCGGCGTTGTTGTACGCCCATACACTGATCACGCTGAAGTCGGCGCTCTGCTTCTCGCTAGTAGCAAAGTCAGTGGTGATGTAGAAGTTGAACAGGCCCTTGTTACGCAACACCGCATCAATCTTGTACCAGCCAATGTCGTGATCCATGATCACGCGATCGTCTTCACTCATGATTCGCAGCATGAGTTCCTGGTTGAAGGTCTCGACCATGCCCAGCTTGAGTGCGGTGTCGTACTGCTCCTTCACGTACTCATAGGTGAATCGATCGGGCCAGCTACCGCGGAAATCTTCTTTACTGCAGGGGTACTGCTCACACACCGGGAACACGTTAACCGCCCAGGCCCCGGACTCCACCGCTTTGTACAACGGGTCTTTGGCGTTGAACGGCGTACCCGACCAGATGATCATGTTGGTTGTAGGGTGCAAGGCATAGGTCACTGCCTTGTACACAGTGGCTTCTACCGCCGCGATTACAGTAGGTGAGCGTGCATCGTCATCACTGAACAAGTCATCGAGCACTGCCAACTGAGGCCGCTGCCCCATCTCTTTGGCACCCCGCACCCCGGTCTTCGCGCCATAGCCTTTGACGATGAACAGCTTGCCGTCAGCGTTTTCAAACTCCCAACGAATGTCTGTGAAGTGAATCCGCGGCACGTACTCCTTCAGGAACTCAGAGTTGTCCCAACGGAACTCCAAGTTCTTACGCATGTTCTTCACACCGTTCTCGATGGAGTCCGACACGTACAAGGCAATGTTGACCTTGCCGAACCCAGGGATCTCCCCATAGGTGGCGATGTACAGAAACAGGTATTCACCCATCACCGTAGTCTTGGCGATACCCCGGTGGCACAGGTTGATTACCCGCCGCCCACCTTCGGTGATCGTGTCCAGCATCTTGTAGTGCACAAGGGGGGTCTTGTGTTCCTCCCCCTCAGATCCGTTCACCAGCTTAATGAACGTCACAAATTCAAAGGCAAAGTCACTCGGCACATAGCTGGGATCAACTGAGTAACTGGTGTTGTTGAGATAATCTTCGACCTTCCATGGAGCCAGTGCGTCGGCTACATGATCGACCATCGATCCCCCTTAGGAGAACGCACCAGCACCTGGTACGGAGAACGGGTCATTACTCTTACTTCCGGCAAGGCCGGGTGCATCACCCAAGCCAGTAAAGCTATCAACAGGTACTCAGCCTTCATGCAATGCGCTCCCCTTCAATGATCTTGGTATGGGCGACCTGTTGCGCATTCATTGCACCTGACTCCACCATCAATCGCTGCTCACGGGCCAATGCCATAGTGGCCTGACGCAGCGCATCAATAGAGCTGTCCTCTTTCACACCGATATTCAGTTCAACCTTCTGGGTCTCAGGCATCTTCAAATGCGTGAGCAAACTATTGGCCGCATCACTACGCACCTTCTCGCTATTAGCCGACACCATCAGTTCGGCCTGCACATTCAACGCCTTCTGGTACAGGTCCTGGTTCAACACATAGTGCGGAATCAGCGTCTGCTCAAAGATCAAGTTCACCAACTTGCTCTTGTTATATGCAGTTACATACGACGCGATGTCTTTACCAGACACCCCTTGAGCCGTGAACCGGGCAATCTTCCCAGGAAAGGTTTTGCTATACGCATCGATATTGGTACAGCCCATCAGCTTATGACTGACGTACTTAACCGCATCAATGTAGTTAGGGATCTTGAACTTACCATCAGCCATCACCTTGGTATAACTCAACAAGTTATCCCGGTACGCCTCGTACAGTTCAGGTTCAGCCAAGGTCAGATTGATCTGATCAATCAACTCCTGGTTCAGACTCTTCTTTACCCGGTCAGGTAGTGCAGCCTTTAACTCTTCAACAGTGAGTGCAGTCATATTCATACTCAATACTTAGTGTATCGGGTGAATATAGTATGAAGAGTGTGGAACTCTGAAATTTTATTATTTTGGAATTCAGGTTTTTTGAAATTTTATAAAATGGGTACGAGTCCAGTACTTACTCCCTCAGATCAAAATCCTCGACCTACCCCCCCTGGTCTTCTTGTATTCCTAATTCACCACCCCACTACCCCTGGTCCCCAGGTGTACGGCACCTAGGCCACCACTATCGGAGTACTCCACATGTTCACAGCCATCAACAACTTCTTCCGCTTGTTCGCCATCAACCTCGACTCAGCCTGCAACATCTCCATCCTCGGCAACGTCAAGTCCCAAAAGTTCCTCGCAGAGGAACTCAAGGGCACCGACCTTGTTAAGCTCAAGTCCCAACTCGTAGAACTCGGCCTCAAGGACGAGTAACTACACCAGCACCCTTCGGGGTGCTTCCCTTTTAAGCACACATCTACCAGCACACAGCACAGCACACACCTAAGACAGTGTTATAGAGACAGTGTGTATATACACGGGAGGGACACAGTTAAGTGTCAGTACATTGTTATCAAGTCTTATCAACTGTATCTACTCTGTTATCACTTCTCTCACTATCACTATTCCTTCCCATATTCCGTACCGATACACACCCGATACACTTCCTCTAATCGCACTACCTTTACGTGTTCCACACGTACTGAGGAATGACAGGGCTCTCTGTCAATAACTCAAGAATGAGGAACTACCCATGAATGTTAAAGACCGCATCTTCGTCCCAATGGATGAAGCAGCACTAATGCTCACTGTCTTCAATGAAGACGAGATCCTCTTCGTAGAAGTCTACGAAGACACTACTACAGTGACTGCAGCAGAGAACTGGTATGCCTCTTTAGGCTTTGGTGTATGCAAGGAGCAATCCGTATGACTGTTATCCGTGGCAGCTCTTTCCAAGTATGTGTGAACCAGGCCATTGAACGTGGCCTTGGTATCCCCGCTTCGACTCTCAAATCTGAAGGCCAATGGCGCTTCATTTACCTAACCAAATAAGGACATCACCATGGCCACTAAAGCCCAGCTGCAAGCTGCACTGAACGAAGCAATGAACCGTATCGTTGAGTTGGAAGCACAGGTCGCTGCTAAGCGTCCGCAGAGCTCGCCTAAGGCCATTCTGCCTTGGGATGATCTACCAACACGCCGTCAGGTAATGGCAGCTGCTAAGGCTCAAGCCATGGCCACTGGCCGTGCTGTCCTTGCTGCATAAACCAGTGCCCATATCCTTAATTGGATGTGGGCCTGTTCTTTTAAAAGCACACAGCAAGATCAAGAACACGCTGTCCCAGCGTTAGAGGCCTAAGAGCACAAGTCTCTTTTGCCCCTTCGCAGATTGATCCCTGCGTCGTAATACGGCTTTGATCAAGCACCGGTGGATTGGTAATCCACTGCGACCCTACTGCCTAACCAGCCATGCCAGTGGAATCCTGGTAACAAACCCTTCTTCGGAAGGGTTTTGTTTTTTAAGCAGACAGACAGAAGCCAAATCAAAGTCAACAGCACGCTGTCCCAGCGTGAACGGCTACAGGTGAATGACTCATCTGGCCAACTTACTGGAGATACAACCATGGCTTTTAACACTGGCGTTAAGCGCAACGAAACCACCAACCAGCAGAACGACAGCTGGAAGGCCCAAGCATTCGTGAACCTGTATGTGCCTACGCCTGAAGGCGGCAAGCGCAAGATCGGTTCCATTGCGCTGAAAGACAGCAAGCCTTTTGAGGCTGCGCTGATCAAGCGACTGCAAGAAGAAGGCGGTCTGGAGGCATTGAAAGATGCCCTGATCGTGGACTTCCAAATGGCTGACAAAGAGGTCAGCTCCGTAGGCTTCTAAGCCTCATGCCCTGCACCCATTCGGGTG